AGGCGCTGGCCCTCGCCATCGAGCGGGCTGAGGTGACGTTGCTAGACGACGAAACGCAAATCGCCGAGTTGGAGGCGTATGACATGGAGCGGCTACCCTCCGGCGTCTTCCGCTATGGCGCGCCCGAGGGGATGCACGACGATACCGTCATGGCGCTGGCGCTGGCGTGGCAGGGTGTGGCCCGCTCGCGTCGCCCCGCCTTTGGAGCCGTATAGATGCCCAACCTGCTAGGCCGCGCCTTGCGCTACGTCGCCGACGCCCGCCGCTACGCCTATGGTGAGCCGGCGAAAGCGCCGACCCGCCGCGCGTCAGTATTCAGCGCCGCGCTGGGCGCCATGGCCGAGGCGGGCCGCTATGACAGCGAGCCGATAGACACCGACGCCGCCTACCGCCTGGCCGTCACGTCCTCATGGGTGTACTCGGACATCAAGCTCCTGGCCGACCGGCTGGCGTCGCGCGACGCGCGCGGCGAGGTCAAAAAGGTCATGGGCGAGGAGCTAGAGGACCAGAGCAACCACCCGGCGGAGATGCTGCTGCGCCGCCCCAACGGCCTCTGGACCGGCGGGCGCTTCATTCGCTACGCGGCGTGGTGGCTGCAACTGCGCGGGGAGGCGTTCGCCTTCATCGCCACGCCGTCGCCGGGACGCGGCGAGCCGCAAGAGCTATGGCCGCTGCCCGCCAACGCCGTCCAGCCCAAGCCCGAGACGCTGCGGGCCAGCGTGCTCACCGGCGAACAGGTCATCGACTACGCCTACACCGTCCAGGGCCAGACCTACACGCTACCCGGCGAGAACGTGGTGCACTGGCGCATGGCGAATCCGTTTGACTACTGGCGTGGGCTTTCGCCGCTGAGCGCCGCGCTGCTGCCCGTTGAGATGGACGTCGCGCAGGTGCGGTGGCTGCGCGCCTTCTACCGTGACGATAATGCCGTGCCCACGGCGCTCATATCATTTGCCCCCGAGACGCTGGACGCCGACTTTGACGCGCTGGTCGAGGCGATACGCGAGCAGATTGAGGCGGGATCGCGCATCCTGTTCACGCGGCAGGGCGACTTTTCGCTACAGACCGTCTCGCAGACCATCGAGCAGATGCAGATCCTTGCCGCCCGCGAACTCACCCGCGACGAGGTGGACCGCATCTATGGTATCCCGTCCTACAACGAGGGCATGTCGGGCGACTCGCAGTTGGCGTGGGAGATTCGCCTAGCGCGCAACGCTATCCAGCCGCTGGCGACCTACTTTTACGACGAACTCAGCGCCAAGCTCATGCCCTACTACGGCAACGACCTGGTGATTGAGGCGCCCGACCTCGTGCCGCAGGATCGGCAGTTGGAGCTACAGGAGTACACCGCCTATAGCGCCGACCGCACCATTGAGGAGAACCGGCAAGAGCACGGCCTGGAGCCGCTGTTCCCTGATTCGCCGCTCTTTGCCAAGATACCCGTGCGCCTGCTGGAAAAGCTCGACGCATCGGCCATCAAGCACTGGGTGGCCGACGCCGCCGGGCTGGAATTGCCGCCGGAGCCGGTCAACCCCTTCGCGCCGACCGGCCGGCCCATGCCCGACGACGACGCCGCGCCGCAAGGCGACGCATCGCTCGACGCGCCCGACCAGGACGTGCCCGACACGCCCGACGTGGACAAGGCCGTCGCCGAGGGGGTGCGTGCCGAGATGAAGCGCTGGCGCGCCGTGGCGCTGGGCGAACTGCGCGCGGGGCGACATCCGGGGGACCGGGTATTCGAGAGCGCCATTCTGCCCGAGACGCTGCGCGACACGGTGACGCTGCTGCTGGAAAAGGCGCTCGATGAGGACGCCATACGCCACGCCTTCGAGCACGCGTCGCTTCCCGCCAAGGCGACGCGCCGCACAGAAGGCGGTGAGGTGGACCCGTTCGCGGCAGGCAAGGACGCCTACGAGGCGCGGCTGCTGAAGCTGCTCAAGGCGCGCCTCAACGGCCAGCTACAGGAAGTGCTCGACCTGCTGGGCGACCCGCCGGACGTTACCCGCATTCCGCCCGAGTGGTGGGACACACAGACGGGCCAGATGATTGCCGACCTCCGCCCGCAGATGGAGGCCATGGCGCGCGACGCCATGTTGGGCTACGCCGTCGAGGTGGGCGTGGGCATTGAGTGGGGCGTGATTGCCGAGGAAGCGGCGGCGTGGGCGGAACAGTACGCCGGCGAGCTGATACGCGGCATCACCGATACGACGCGCAAGGTGGTGGGGCGCAAGGTGGCCGAGTTCATCCGCACGCCGGGGCGCACTATCGGGGATCTCAAGGCCGACCTCGCGCCGCACTTTGGTGAGACGCGGGCGCAGATGATTGCCGTCACCGAGACGACGCGCGCCTATGCGGCGGGCACGACGTTCTACCAGAACGCGCTGGCCGAGGCGGGCGTGAAGATGGTCAGGGTGTGGCACACGAGTCGGGATGAGAAGGTGTGTGTCCAGTGTGGGCCGCTCGACGGCAAGCCGGAAGCGGAATGGCCGGCGGAGATACGGTCGCCGGACTACCCGCCGCGCCATCCGCAATGTCGCTGCTGGACTACCCTGACGCTGGCAGAGGAGCCCGCCGCATGACCGTCTCTCTCCATATCAAGGTTGAGGGCCTGGACGCGCTCAAGCGCAAGCTCGGCGCCGACTGGACCAAGCCGATACAGGCGGGCGCCGTCGCCGTGGGCCAGGAGCTGCGCAACGTCGTGGCACAGTACCCCGGCCCGTCGAGCCAGCCCGTCGAGTGGGCCAGCGAGAAACAACGCCGGTGGTGGTTTGCCTCACGCCGCGAGGCCAATCTACCGTTCAAGTATACGCGCAACTCGGACGCCTGGAGCCAACGCCTTGGCCCATCGTGGGCCGTACGCCCGGAGGGCCAGACGAACGCCGTGGTAGGCACCAAGGCCACCTACGGGCCGTGGGTGCAATCGGCAGAGAAACAGACGGCGCAGCACAAGGCGACGGGGTGGAAGACGGACAAGGAAGCGGTGGAAGAGGTCGAGCGCGGCGGGAAGGCGATGCGCATCTTCCGGGCCATCATCCAAAAGTGGCTGAAGCGATGAGCGACCGCGACTTCCTGCTCGCCATCCGGCAGGCGCTCCTCATGGCGCTCGACGCGCTGGAGCGCAAGCTAGGGATTGAGCCGCGCACGGCGGAGATACGCAAGGCGTATCGGGCAAGCTAAGACAATCGCATAACGGCAGTCCCAACGGAACGCCGCTTTTCTCGGGGAGTGGGCCAACGGGCTCAACCCTCGGGGAAAGCGGCGTTTTCGCGTTTCAGGAGGCATTCATGGGCAACAAGGCAGACGACGCGGGCAAGGCTGCATCGCTGGACGACCAACTGCGCCAGGTGCGCGACGCCTTCTACGAGGCGGCCCGGCCAGAAATGAAGCCCGAGGTTGCCAGTGACGCGTGGGTGGAAGAGGTCTTTGACGACTATCTCATCGCCAACGCCGGCGACGGCTTCTGGCGCGTGCCCTATACCCGCACCGACGACGGCGTGACCATCGCCGCCCGCGACGAATGGCAGCAGGTGGAACAGGAGTACGTGCCCAAGGCCGTCAACGACCTGACGGCAGTCAAGTCCCTCGGCAAGAACCGCATCGGCGGCTACCTCGTGCTGTGGGGCGACGAAAAGCGCCGCGACCTGTCGGGCGAGTGGTTCACGCCACAAACGGAAGGGCTGCTCAGCGTGTTTCGGGCCGTCGGCAAGGTGCCCCTCCTCTACCAGCACGGCCACGACGCCAAGGTCGGCCTCGACATCGTGGGCGCCTACGACGTGATGGAGCCCGACGAGATCGGCCTGTGGACCGAGGCGCAATTGGACCTTGCCAGCCAGTACCGCGCGGCAGTGCTGCAACTCGCGGATAAGCGCGCCATCGGCCAGTCGAGTCAGACCCTTGCCTCGGCGCGCAAGGTGGCGCCGACCGGCGAGATCAAGCGCTGGGTGATCGTGGAGGGCTCCCTGACGCCCACCCCCTGTGAGCCCCGCATGATGGAGCGGCCCGTGTCGGAACTCAAGGCCGCCTACAAGAGCATCGGTGTCGAGTTTCCCGAGCTGCCCGCAAGCGATGGCGCCGAGGAGGCGCGGCGACGGGACGCGGAACTCGAAGCGATAAAGATCGACCTACTACGAATTCAGATGGATAGCATGGAGCAATAGCAATGAAAACGCTTCAGGAAAAGATGGCGCTCGCCATCGCCAACGCGCGGACCGCGCTGGAGGCGGGTGAGCTGGAGAAGGCCAAGGAGTACCGCGAGGAAGCTGAGAAGTACGCCAAGGCGATTGAGGAGATGAAGGCGCTCGACGGTCTCAGCGCCGCGCAGAAGCAGGAGCCGATGCGGCCCCCGCTGCCGACCGCTGGCGACCCGACGGCGCCCAAGCCGGACGATGAGCCCAAGGCCGACCCGGTGGCCAAGGCGGCCTACATCCAGCAGTTCGGTGAGCCGCAAGACTACATCAAGTCGATGCTCATCGACCTGCACGGCAAGGACTATGAGGCCAAGTACTGGGCGCACCGCAAGGCGTTCAACCGCTACCTGCGCCACGGCGAGGGCGCGCTGTCGGGTGAAGAGCGGCGCCTGCTGAAAGAGGTGGTGTTCACGCCCGAGTCGATCAAGGCCGCGCTCAAGCAGGGCATCGATGACTTCCGCGTGCTCAAGAGCACTATGGTCGAGGCGTCGGACACGCTCGGTGGGTACGTCGTGCCCATCGACTTTCAGGCGCGCGTCATCGAGCGCCTTCCCGGCCTAACCCAGATTCGGCCCCGCGCCACCAAGGAACAGACCTCGCGCGACGTGTTTGAGCGCCCCGTCTCGACCGGCGGTGGCTCGCAGTATCCCAACAACGTCACCATCACCTGGGTGGACGAGACGCCCACGGCGGGCACGGCGGCTACGAACCTGACCTATGGCATGGAGTCCATTCCCATCCACACGGCCATGGCCGAGACGTTCCTGTCGCGCAACATGCTCGAGGACGCTGCCTACAACGTTGAGGAGCACCTGGTTCGCTCGTTCTCGGTGGCCTCGGCCATCGATGAGGACAACCTGTTCCTCACCGGCGACGGCAACGGGCGGCCCGAGGGCATCCTGCCATCTTCGACCAACGCGCTCTCGCTGTCCTACGGCTACAACCCGACCTCCACCACGGCAATCGAGTGGGATGGACTGGTCAAGACCCGCTGGACGCTCGACGCGCAGTACCGGCAGAACGCCGTTTGGATCGGCGAGAAGGCGACCTATGAGGCCATCGACAAGCTCAAGGACGGCGAGGGGCAGTACCTGTGGCGTGCGCAGTACGGCAACAACTCTAGCGCCACGCCCAACCCGCTCATGGGATTCCCCACGCTGGAGCAGGAGGGAATGCCCTCCATCGCCACCAACGCCTACCCGCTCATCTTTGGCGACATCGCCGGCTACACCATCGTGGATCGCGTGGGCATGAGCGTCGAGCGCTACCTGGACTCGGCCACGGCGCGCATCAATCAGGTGGTGTTCGTGATGAGACGGCGCCTTGGCGGGCAGGTGACCGAGCCGTGGCGGATCGTGCTGTACAAGGTCGCCACGTCGTAAGCGATAGTCAACACGTAAGCGCCGCCGGGCCTGAGCGTCCGGCGGCACAGGAGATAGAGAGACCATGAATCTCACCAATGCCTTCAAGTTCGTCCCCGGCCAGACCTCGCCGGAAGACGCCCTGTCCGCTGGCGACTACCCGGCCAGCAATAGCTACATCGACGTCACCGGCTATCAGTGGGTGAACGTGGTGATTCACCTCGGCACCATCCATAGCTCCGACCTGCCTTCCTTTGAGATCAAGGAGGCCGAGGCCACCAACGGCACGGCGGATAGTATCGACACGACCTATTGCAAGCACACCTGCGCCGCCGACGACGATGACGAAATGATTACCTTCGCCATCGAGACGGCCAAGCTGTCCGAGGATCACCATTTCCTGACGTGTACCGTGGCCGGCGTCACCAACGGCTCCTACGCGGACATCATGTACATCCTTGGCCCGGCGCGGCATCAGCCCGTCACGCAGGACACTGACGTGCTGCCCGCGGCCAGCCAGCACGAGTTTGCCGGATAACGGCGCTAGCGGGGGCGGGTGAGTAGCCCGCCCCACGCAAGGAGCAAAACCTACCATGCCAAATGTGAAGAACTATAACGAGCAGGGCGGGGCGCGCACCGTTATCGGCGGCTCTCTCGACGTAGCGTCCGGGGGCGACCTGGACATCGAGAGCGGCGGCGCGCTCAAGATCGCGGGTACACAGGTGACCGCCTCGGCTGCGGAGCTGAATCAGCTCGACGCTGCCCTGGCGGGCGCCACGTTCGCCGCAGGCGCCGAGACCGGCAACACCATCAATGTCGCCATCCAGCTCACCGACGCCGCGGGCGCAGCCCTGGCCCATCGCGCCGGCGTGTATCTGTACGTCTCTGCCGATGCCAACGGCGACGCGGTGGTGACGACACCCGTCGACACGCTCGCTGCCGGTACGGATGGCAATTTTCAGGAGCTTATCTCCGGCAAGGCGGGCATGGCCGTCTCTGAGGCGGACGGCGACATCGACATCGCCGTTGCCACGAGCGATGCGCGCAAGGTCTATCTCGCCGTGGTGCTGCCCGACGGCTCGCTGGCCTGCTCGACGGGAATCACGTTCGCCTAGTTTCGCCGGGGAGGGTGCATGGGCGTAGCAATCGGCATACCCGTCTGCGGGTATCCATCCTGGCAGTTGGTGCGCGGCCTCATGTCGCTAGAGTGGCCCGGTGGCCCGCGGGGGTTCATC